ATTATGCTACATTATGAGGAAGTAAACTATGCCAATTTTAAGAGAAGAAACAAAGGTTCAGGAATACATTGAACAACTACCAAAAGAACTAACACAAGCTGATATCAATGATGTTTGGTTGGTTATTGCTTTGGCTGTTGCTGTATATGTAGGTAGTAATTTTATTTCAGTTATACTTAAGTTTTTGGCTGCTATGACTGTTATATTAGGACTTGTTACAATTCTTGACCAGAATGGATTATGGCAGATATAAATGGCTTCAAAAAACGACATTACAGGCGATTCTATACAAACCAAAACATCAACTAAATCTTATGAAGATGGATGGGACCGTATTTTTGGTAAAAAAGAAGAAGAACTTGATGTTGACCAAGCCATGAAAAATCATGTAGATGGATGGCCAAACGATAAAATATTTGGTGTTTTTTGTGAAAAGTGTGGGTTTAAGCAACAAAACCCTGATCCGGTTTTATGTGAATCTTGCGGAACATACATTCCAAAGACCTCCACATATAAATAAGTAAACATTTTCCAAAAAGGAGATGGTATGCGTTATTTTACAGCGACATTTTTGTTATTAATATTACTTGGTTTTATTTCAGTAATGATAGGTGAAAGCTTAAAACCTAACAACAACCACCTTGAAGTGAAATATGTATCACCTAAATTATTAACATTCAACGAACTAACACCACACCAACAAAAACAGGTGATGTGTTTAGCAGAAAATATTTTTCACGAAGCCTCTTTAGAACCCCATGATGGTAAGGTTGCGGTGGCATTCGTTACATTAAATCGTATGTATTCAGAGGACTTTCCTAATAATATATGTGATGTCGTAACTCAAATCAAACACAGAGGTGTTTGTCAATTTTCTTGGTATTGCCAAGGTAAAGATTCATTTCAAAGCTTGACAAAGCACTATCAAATGAAGTATAATGAGATATTAAAAATAGCTACTAATGTTTATTTAAATTATCATAAAATGGATGACCCGTCAAACGGTGCTATGTTTTACCATGCAATTTATGTTAGACCTATCTGGCGAAAAGATATGACTAAAGTAGCAAAAATTGGAAAACACATCTTCTACGAAGGAAAGTAATGCCAACAAAATCTGAAATGGCGGAATTCGCCAAACAAATACATGAACTCGTAGCACGAACAGATTATAATTACATTGAAGCTATTGTAGCACATTGTAAAGAAACAGGATTAGAATTGGAGGTAGCGGCAACACTTTGTAACGCCAATCTCAAAGCTCGTTTAGAGAGCGATGCGATGGATAACAATATGTTGAAGGAGAAGGGGAACCGCTTACCAATATGAGTTCCGTTGTTGTCTCATAAAAATAACAACCCAAAACTATAATAGGAGAACTATTATGCCTAGTTTAGATTGGCACTTAGTGCTTAACGCTGCCGTGGCTGTTGTCGTGGTAGAGCTAGTCGGCAAAGTAACTGGCTGGTGGTAAATTTATTATAGAGTTTGGGAGACCTCTAAAAAACTCCCTTTTTATTTTATGACAGGTTACGAAACTTACATTTTATATAATGCTCTTAAATTTCACTTTACCAGAGAAAATTTTGATTTTTTCAAATACAATGGTAAAGTAAAAACCACACCGGAACAATTTGAAAATCGTAAAGACAAATATCACTTCTATAAACTCTCCAGAAAATACACAGACAGAGATGATATGATACAATTTCTTACCTATAACTTCCTAGAAAAAGATGGATTATGGGTTGGTGATTTACTTACAGATGAAGGTCATAAAAGATATTTAAAACATAAAAAGATTCTACAATCGCTTTCATATACATTTGAGAATGATTGTAAAAAGTTATTTGGCGAAACACAAAATCCAAATGACTTAATTAAAACAAATGGTGACTATCCAAAACTTTTGACTATGGCATTACAACGTGATATTGAGATAGAAACCCTTTGTATTTTGAACGCCATTTTAAACTTTGTACCAATGTGGAATGAAAAGATTCAGGACACAATTCGTTGGCCTGAGTTTAGATTGAAAGTTCAAAAGTTTGCCACATTTCTTCCAAGAGATGTAGTAAAATACAAAATGCTACTCAAAAAGATTATTGGAGAGAAGCATAAGTAACTTATATATTATGAATACTGTGGATAAGATAAACATACAATTTATACAAGGAAAATACAATGACAAGCTTTGCAAATCTCAAACGCAATCGTTCAAGTTTAGAAAAATTAACTAAAGCGATTGAATCAACCACAAATCCATCCGAAAACAGTAACAGTTCAGAAGATACCCGTTTCTGGAAACCAGAAGTTGATAAAGCAGGTAACGGTATGGCCGTTATTCGTTTTTTACCAGCTCCTGCTGTTGATGGTGATGATGCCCTTCCATGGGTTCGTTACTTTGACCACGGTTTTCAAGGACCTGGTGGTTGGTATATTGAAAACTCTCTGACTACATTGGGTCAAAAAGATCCTGTTTCAGAATACAACTCAACACTGTGGAATTCTGGTATTGAAGCAAACAAAGATATTGCTCGTAAGCAAAAAAGACGCTTACACTATATTGCAAATATCTATGTTGTTTCTGACCCAGCACATCCAGAAAATGAAGGACAAATTCGTTTATTTAAATTTGGTAAGAAAATCTTTGATAAGATTTCTGAAGCAATGAATCCTGAGTTTGCTGATGAGACACCTGTAAATCCATTTGACTTATGGGAAGGTGCTAACTTCAAACTTAAGATTAGAAATGTAGAAGGTTACCGTAACTATGATAAATCTGAGTTTGCTGACAAAGAAGCACTTCTTGGTGGTGATGACCAAAAACTTGAAAACTTATGGCAACAAGAATACTCTTTAAAAGAATTCTTGGATGCTAAAAACTTCAAGTCATATGACCAACTTAAAGCTAGACTTGATAAAGTATTAGGTTTTGATGGTGGTGATGCTACACCAAGAACAACAGCAGAGGATGTTGTGTTTGATAATACACCTGATATTTCAAAAGATGTATCAAGTGATTTAAATCAAGTTGATGCCGCTATTGCTGAAGGTGATGATTTAGATTATTTCAAAAATCTCGCTGAAGGATAAGATTTAAATCTTAGAAGAATACCCGCTTCGGCGGGTATTTTTTTATGCCAATCTTGCAGTTAAATCGCCAGTATTTCTTTTTTCTTTTTGAATAGTAACATCTTTACTTACGATGTTTGTATTTGTTGTTGTTGGTGCATTAATAATTGTTGGATTTTCCGCTTTCATCATACTTCTTTTACTTACCGCTACATCATTTGAAGCCATAGAAATTGAAGAACCTTGACCGTCACCAGCTTGTGCAATTAAATCAACAATTTTGGGTCCTCTGACACCAACTTGAGAAAACCATTTACTATCTTTTAGATTTTCAGATGCTAATGTGAAGTTTCCTTGTTCTAATGCAGCTTTTGTATTTGGCCATTTTGGCCACCATTTGCCCATATTAAATGCAAGGTCAATCATTGCACCTTTACCTGCTTCATTAGCTTGAGAATAACCAGGTGTTTGTTCTGCTATTTTTTTGTGATGTTCAAAATCTTTTTCAAACATACTTGCAACTTCTTCATCACTAAATCGTCTATCCATAGAAGACGGTAATGTATTGCCTATTAAATGACCAACACCAACAGTCCAAAATCCTTCCGTGTCTTTGTAAGGATTATTTTCCCAACCCTCGTGTTGTATTATCATTGATTTAGTATCATCAAAGGACATACTTGGAACAGCTTCTGGAGTAGTTTCTGCTGATGGTGGTTCAGTAATGGTTGTTTCTGGTGTTACAGTTGGAGTTGCTCCTTCTTCTATCGAATCTTGTTTTTCTCCCTCTCCACCAGGTTGATTAAATTCTTTCCACAGTTGATATATTTCATATGCAGACCAAACTGATAAACCTATATTAATAATAGCAGCTATCCAACCAACAACAGGTATGGCTGCTAAACCAGCAGCTGTTGCTAGTCTTACTCCAACTTTTGCCATAAGTTTTGGTGATTTTCTTTTTGCAAAATTTAAAAAGCGAGTCCATTTTGAATTTGAACCTTTTAAAGCTTTCATTTGTTTTTGTTTTGTTAAGGCTTCTTTTTTATCAAGTTCAGCAAATTTTCTTGCTTGCCTATTTTTTAATCCAACTTTAGCTTTCTTTTTTAATTTGTTAATGACTGCTTTGCCGACTTTATATTGAACAACCGCACCGGCTGTTGCAGCTGCAGCTGCTTGATTTTGTTGTAATTCTTTATCAATGTTTAAAGTGGCGTTTGGTTTTGGTGCAGGAAGTTGCTGTCCTGTAATAAAAGATAAAATATTGTTTAGACCAATAGCAATCATATCACCAATTCTTAAAAAGAAGTCTTTAACTTTATCAAAGAACCCTGCGTTTTCTATTGTTTTTCCTACTGTTGATTCTTCGCCTGAAAATATATCTTTTATAAAACCTGAAAAATCACTCCACTTCTCTTTAAAAAATTTAGGCAATTCTTCTGAAAACATTTTTTTAAATGTTTCAACTAATGCTTCACCTATACCTTTTAATTGAGGTTCAAATTCTTTGTATAATTTTGGTAGAGCATATAAAGCTCCAATAGCCAAAATCACACCTTTAATTATTTTAGAAAATAAACTTTCTTTTTTCTTTTCTTTTTCTTCAACAGTAACTTCAACTTCTGGAGTTGGAGATATTTCACTACCTTTTGGAATTTCAATAGCTGTAGAAACATTTCGACCGGTTCTAAGTTTTACATATTCAACAAAGTCTTTTGCTATAGCAGAAAAACTTTCAGTAATAACTGAATAAACATCTAAGCTTATTGTTCTTTGCTTTTCAAGTGTAGGTGAAGTTTCAGCCATCTACTTTAAGTCCAAGTTAATTGATTAGCAAATTCAAAGTTCAATACTTCAGCTGGTGGCGGAGACTTACTTGAATTTGTTGATTGATTTTTTATTTGTGGTGCATTAATTAAACTTCCAGAATCTTGCATCATTTCTGATCTTTGGCCACTTTCCACTTCTGTTGAACCAGCTGAAATTGTTTGGCCTGATGTAGCTGCACCAAATGGTGTAACTGGTTCAGGTGTAACGCCACCAGCATTAATTTTATTTGATATTGCTGATTGAGCACCTTCTAATGAACCAGAAACATCTTTACTTCTTTCTCCCATTTGACCAAAAGCTGCTTCTAAACCACCACCTTTCATAAAAGCATCAGCCTTACCCATATCTGATTGTAAGCCTTTATTCATAGCATCTCTATCAACTTTTTCACCAAAAAAGTTTTCAGCTAAGCTAGCTGCACCACCAAATCCTTCTGGCGACAGTTTACCCATATTATCACCCATGAAGTTGCTTAACTTACTTTGCATATCACCACTTTTTGCCATACCCATATTCAATGGACTTGTTTTATCGGCAATATTGTCTGAAACTTTTTGTGGTGTTATACTTGCAGCTTCATTATTTGATGCGGCTGGTGTTTCTGTTGCTGATGCTTTTTCATCTTTAACAGATGGCATAGCTCCAGATTCAACTCCTGAAGCAGTTGGTTCAGCCGATTCAGCCTGAGCTGCTGGTGCTTCAGGCATAGGATCCGGTGCAGGTCTTTCACTTTTTTCAGCCTCAGCGCTTGATGGATTATCTTTAAATGGATACCAAGGACCAAACCCATATGTTTCACCACCAACAGTAAATAAATCAACTCTAGGTATTCCAATATTATTAATCATCCAGTCTTTCATATCATAAAACTTGCCAACAATTGCATTTTTTATCTCTGTATATTTTGATTCTATACTAAACTTAACGCCATCTAATGTTTCTTTTGATAAAAGGCCAAGAGTTAAAAAGTTTAATACAGCAGTAAGACCTTCTGCTAATGCTTTTCCTAAACTTCCCGATTTACTGAATTCTTCAAACCCAGCTTTAAATCCAACAAAAATTGAACCAACAACAGCAGCAAAAGCGAATAATTTTTTGAATATTGAGAATAAGAATTTTGGACTAAACAATAAACCAAATGCTTTACCAATACCACTAAAAATCAATGAAGTTATGTTTTTAAGAAAACCCATAATACCGCCACCAGATTTTTTAGTTTCAGCACCACCTTCAGTTGTGACTTGAATGGGTGCTACATTTTTAGCTTCAAGAGCGGCTTCTCTAGCATCTTGTTCTTGTAAAAATCTAGTTTGTTCAGCACGCTTTCCTTGTTCTTTACCTTCTTTTTCAAAATCAAGTAGAGTAGATATTGCATTACGAATAATCATAATATCTTTTGCGACACCGGCTAGATTACCTAATCCCTCAGTTTTTCCTCCAACGGGTGTGGGTGAAAGTGCTGTTAGTTTTGTTAGACCATACTTTCTTTGTTGAGCCCACTGTTCTTCTTCTGTAAGTTTTGTGAATTTCCCCTTTTTATTACGGCCAACTAATTTCTTATCATAAGATTCCATAAACTCCATTTTTGGAGTTTCAGCTGGCTTTGCAACTTCTTTAGATTGTTCTTTAGGCTTAGGCATAGCTTTTGGTTTTTTAGCCAATCTGCCACGCATATATGCAGAAAAGATATCATCACCGGAGAAGAAATTCATATAAGCTTTTTTAGCAATGTTTTTAGGATTCATTGCTGTTTTAATGCCTTTTGCTCCTTCTCCTATACCGCCAGCAAACGCTTCTCCAAAACCAGCACCTTGTTCAAGGCGTTGTTTTATGCCACCAGAATATCCTTTTTTATTTGCTTGTTGATATTCTTTGTAGTTACTATAACCTAGGTCTTTAGCAAGACTTTCTTTATAGCCAGAAACAGCGGTATTAAATGTGTTAGCCATTACCTATTTTTTCTCTGCATTTGTTGTAAACGAATTCTTTCTTTTTCTTCTTCCAAATACTTAATTAACATATTAACATATATTGTTCTTTCCCAAGGTATCATTTGTTCAAGCTCAGTCAAACTATATT